AGAGCTTTATCGACCATATTATTGTTAGCTTGCGCTATTTGTTCCATTAGCTTGAGGTCGTTGTTTATTAAGTAGCCGACCATTTGCGCTGGACTTGGCGCAAACAATAACCTCAGTTCTGCATTTCTACTAGAAGATTTACGCTCATATAGGTTAAACCTTCTGATAACTTCTTTCTTCTTATTCTTAAATCTTTTCTGCTTAGCATAGAACTGTTCAAATCCTTTTCCCTCCCCCATATAAGCTATCTCAGAACTTCTGGGGTTAAAACCTCCTCGATGATTATAGCCCCTACTCACCCTAGCAGTCTCTCTTCTTATGGAAACAAACTCCATTATTCCAGTTCTAGTTGCAGGGTTGATGTTACCCCTGCGGTGGTCTACATCAAAAGGAGCAAGTGGTGTCGGCTTATGCTTATAGAGAATACTTGTCTTAAAGACTCTTTCACCCAAACTCTCAATTGCCCCGCGACTACTCCCAACATTACTAATACTTCGCAATTTGTCTTGGTCAACTCGGTAAACTTCAAAGACTCTATGCCGTACTGCTACATCAATCGCAAGCGAGAGATTGCCAAGTTCTTGTTTAAAAACTTTATTAAGTCGCTTCCCGTCAAGAAGTTCCCTAATCTCGTTGAAAGCACCGATATTAACATCTTTTGGCATAACCACACCAGTAAACTATTTTGACTGTTTTAGGTAATAACTCCATCTGGTACTCCATCTTTCCCTAGTAGCAAAGCTTACAGAAGTTATTAACTAAAAGGTTGCCGATTTATCCCAATCGGCTAGGGTTGTTCGGACTACAAGGAGCAAGCAGTCGTACTAAAACTTGTTACATAACCTTAATGGAGAATACTGCGTTTTGGTCAAGTAATCCCATAAAGTATGCAGTATGCAACTCTTGTCTCATTCTACCAGACCAGCTATCAATCTCTTGGTTAATCCAGATTGGCATGGCAGCATAGTTTGCTTTAAGATGTTGGATACGACCGTAACGAACAACTTGATTATCTGCTGATGGAATCAGGATAACATAACCTTCTGGAACATAAGAAGTCATAACACCAGTTTTTCTGTCAGTGTAAACACCATCATAAGTGTAGATGGGGACAGTTCTGTTGCCAATCTTAATAGGACGTTGATAAGTTACTGCTTGGAACTCCTCAACTCTCGGCATAACCAATCTTTCAAGCCTATCCATCGCTGCAACATTAATGAACAAGTCAGAAGCATCTTTATAAGTTGTGTTCAGACAAGTTACCAAAGCATTGTAAGCATCGGGGGACATTAAGATGGATTCGATAGTTTGTCTGCGGGACGCATAGTTGAACCAGTTGTGCAGGTCTTGGTATGGGTCAACAGCAACTGTACCCCCAGCAGAGCCCCAAGCATATTTACCAGCACCACCATTACCTACTAAAGTAGTTAAGTTAGCTTTAGACCACCAACCACTTTTATAAATAGTGTCAGTTGATGCGACAGTTTTCTCGAAGTCCCAACGAACACCGGGGAACAAGTCTGACTTAGCATCATGAGTACCATAGAATAAGATGTCGCGTGCGCACTTCTCAAACAAGTTTTCACGGGCAGCCAATGCGATGGCATATTTCTGACGGAACTTATCCGCAAGAACTACCATTGGGTTAGCACCTTCCCCTAAAGCTTGACCAATTTGTCTTTGGAAGTCTGGGTCAGAAGTTTTAACACCTTCTTTTGTGTAAGCCCAGCCAAAAGCTTTATGACCATATTCTGGCAATTGAGTTGTTGGCGCATCAATCTCTGGATGTACCTCTTGCCCCATAATGTTTCTGGTATCAAATTCCAAGTCTAAGCGGATAGAATCTCTGTCAGAAGTATCTCTGTTGCCAAAGAAACTCTGGAGGAAGTTCATACGCTTTGTTTTATTACCTGGGATAACTCCATCAAGGATACCGTCTACTTGATAAGCATCATAAATTGTTGTTAAAGTAGTCATCTTATAACGCTCCACTCATATATAATTTGTCACCCTCGTTGTAGAAAGTGATTTCAATCTCACTGCCATTAACATAAAGCTGTTTTAAGCGATTACTTTCAGCGGTAATACCTGCTGCGCCAGTATTGTATGCAGTACAAGCTCTAGTTGTACCATCCAATAGGGTGATAGTTTCATCGGGGTCAGTCTTCCAACGTAACCAGCAAGTACCATCATCAACACCCCATAAATCTGCTTCGCGGAATACTGCGGCAGAAGCTATACCATCAGTTGTGTCAACATCATAAGCTGTTACGCCAGAAGGAGGAGTCCAAGTAGAAGAACCTGCACTAATTGTGATAGTTGGAGCTGCACCCGTACCAGTAGCTGCGACATTAGTTGCATTGGCTAAGCCAGGGACGGCGTTGAAAACAACAGTATTGGCGTCAACTTTCTCAACTGCATAGCCAGTTAATGTACCTGCGGTGAATGTACCGCCAGCAGTTGTATTAGTAACAGTAGTTAAAGCTGCATAACCTGTGCCAGAAGCAATACCTTTACCTAAGTTTGACCAAGCTTCGACAAGTTGGGCAACAGTTGTGCCAGATGCGCCAGAAGTGAAGGTTAATCCTGCCATAATTAAGGTTTGACCAACTGTTAAGGCTGTATCGAAAGTAACTAAGGCACTTTCAGCAATATTCAGACCAGCGATAGCGAGACCTGAACTATTGAAGTGGAAGAAAGTACCCGCTTTTAGAACTTGGCTGGCAGCAAAGTCAACAACTTGAGAACAAGGTGCTTCGATACCAGCGAATTTCTTTTTGACAGGAACTTTATCTGTTAAACGACCACTGCCAAGTTTTTGGCTATCGTATGAGAAGTTATCTTGTGGGAAAATCTGTGTCATGTTATAGCCCTACCCTTTTAGCTGGTTTAGTACGGTCAACAGCAAAAGCTTTATCAATATCAGCTAAGAAATCTTTCTCGTTCTTCGCCATACTTGTTAAGCCCACATCTGTTGGTACAGAGGTATTGATTGCAGATTTAGTCTGTTCAGCTTCTTTCAACATTTCCATGAAGTCCGTAGCTTGCTTAACAGTATATGCACCTGCAATTAACTTTGTGATACTTGTTACTGGAGTTGAGAAGGTTTCCCCAACTTTCACAATATCAAGAACTCTTTGTTGCTCGTCTTGCTTACCTTTAGTTTCGGCAGCGGCAAGATTAGCTTTTAATGCCTGAACTTCGGCAGAAAGTTCAATAACCTTCGCCTGTAATTCTTCATTAGTTGCCATATTATTACCTATAGGTTGTGTTATTGATTCTTTCCTAACGAGTTCTTCGTTTGGTTCTGACTTCATTGACAATGTTGGGGTTAAAGAGTTTGAACCGAATAGGACACAGGAGTTTTCCATAATGTCTGCCTTCGGGACTGCCCAGAAATAACCTTTTGCATCAACAAGTTCTTTATTAACTATCTTGGGATAGTATTCATCCCAAACAGCTTTCTCGACTGCGTCATCTTCATGAGAAGAATTTATGGCTAGTTTAAGTTCACCATATCTCATGCCAACGCTGTGTTGGTTAATCTTTCCATTCTTGTAGAACTTAAAGACATCACTGTTGTAGTCTTCTCTTATGGTGGTGTCCATTAGCAATGCTGTAGTTGTACCCTTTTGTGCCAAACCAAGCTGACTTAGTTGCAACTCTCTAGTGTAAACTTTGGTAACATCACCAACATGCGCAACACTTGATTGATTATGGTCAGCAATGTGTGGGATAGAATTTCCGCGAGTCACGATGCTCTCATCATAAGCTTTATCTGTTAGTACATCCATGTGGGAGTCACAGAACCAAGCTGTATTGCATACAACTGTTACATTAAGTTTGCCAGCTTCACTAACAACTTCCCCAGAATCTTCCAAAGATGTAGCATCTTTAGTAGCAGAAGTCTTAAACTCTCTAACAACTGGTACAACATTAGCAACTATGGCATCAGTAAACTTGATTGCAGACTTCTTCTCAGCCATTAAGTTGGTCTTATTAGCTCGGAGGTGTGCAAAAAGTTCCTCACCTTTTAAATTTTCAAAAGACATAAATATCTCCAATTCTTTGGGCAACAATACGCTTAAATGCTTATAAAGTCAAGTGTTTTGCTTAGGTTTGAGGTAGGCAACGGCTAATTCAATTGCCAAGTTTACCATAAAGCAAGAAAGTTCTCCGAAGACAACCTCTAAGTTCTTCATGACAGTGCGCTTCTTCTCTTCATTACTTATTTCACTGTTGTTGATGTCGGAGACAAACATCTTTACATCCAACCAGAACCTCTGACTGAATAGAAGTTCAGCGAACTCATCAATAACTTCTGCTTCAATATCTTTCCAAATACTCATCTTCTCACCCATTTCGTTAGTTAGTTGCTTGTTGTGTTACTGTTAGCTTGTTGGTTAGCACCTGCTTGTTGCATACTCGGTTGTGCATTTAAAGCTGCAAACTGGATACCATACTTCTCAAGTTCTTTAAGGGATTCTCTATCTGCAATAACTTTATCAATAGTCAGTCCTCTTTCAGCTAGTTTATCTTCATAAAGTGCCAGACCATTCTGCAATTCGAGTACATCTGCTTGGGCGTCTGCTAAATCGTCGAGACCTCTCCACATAGGAAGCTGGAAATGGGCTACTGCACTAGCTGCGCGCTTATTGTAGACAGAAGCTACTTGTTGAAAAGCTTGTACAATTGGTTTCTCCCGTAACGGGATTGTATAGACGTTTATGATGTACTCCAGACGCTTGCGACTTTGGACTAATAGTCCTATCATCGCAGACATGGACATCTTACCCGTTTCACCAGTCAACTCGTGCAACAATATCTCACTAACGATAGCTACTTTGCGAAGTTCTGTCTCAACAAGAACTCCCCAATTAGCCCCAATATCATTAGATTGCATCAGTTGCGCGGACTCTCCCCTATTAAGATACAATGTGTTCGTACCTCTAGTATGGAAGACAACTTGTTTCTTATCCCCAACATAATCTTCTGAGACACTGCTTGCTATTGCAGTAGGATATTGGTTAAGGGAATCCGTTGCATTCTGAACAACAAAGGCAACTGCTTGGGAAATCTTTTGCTTTTGTACCGTTGCACCAATTAAATCTTCCAACTCATAGAGACTCAACAGAACAGAAGTTAGTTTAGGAACTCCTAACCATTGTCCAGCATAATCTCTCTGGAAGTAATGAACAAGTTCTGTTGCTGGGACTTCTACATGGATTGTTGGGTCAAATAGGTTGACTTGCTTCTCTATATAACTTTTGTTGAAATAGTAGCTAACGGGTAAGCCCGACTTATTAAATTTAATCCCATATCTTATGACATTATCAGTAGCATCACTAGGGTCTTTACCATAGGATACTTCCATTGCGTGCAAGCAGGTTGGAATTAGTTGGAGTTTGAAAGGAACTTTATTAACATTACCCGTTCTTATAATAAGCTTTCGGATGAAATTCGCCCCATTAATAAAGAGTTCAGAGTTACCCAGTGCTTGGAAAGTTCCATAATCCCCATAACCATCATGAGAAGGATTTTCCCAGAACTCTCCCCATACATCATTCATGTAGGAGTGACTCTTACCTTTAGAATCTTTCCAATCTGTTGTGATAACTCCTTGCTTCGTCAGATTGGTTGCCAGCGCAGAAACTCCATAAGCATTGTTACTCGTTATATTCCTGCTACGGAGTTGTAGGAAGCGAAGCTCTCTCGCTGTGAGCTGGTCAACTTCTCCTTGAACAATCCCTCTTAAGTTGTTCTTATAGTCGAAAGAAGCTCCTTCATAAGCTTGTTGCGCCCAAGGGTTTCCTTGATAAATATTATCTGTTGTCATTACTTTCTACCTACCATTGGGACAAAGCCTCCAAAGTGGAAGACTGGGGTTGCATTAGTTACTGTCGCAAGTTCATCGTAGAGGCTCTTTCGTAGCTTATAAAGTTCTGTTAGCGATAAGGAGTGTCCTTCATACTGTCTGGCAAAGTCGCCACTGCCGACTTTAAGAACTTTTAACAACGTTCCGCTTAGAACAGCAGCTATTGCGGCATCAAATGTCCTAATTTCTTCCTCTATCATTGTCTGTGTTCTAGCTACCATCTTTTACCTCCTTAAGGAATAAGTGTCTTTCTTCCAATCTTCTGGCTGTTAAGCCATCTAGGATAACTTTCTTACCATTAACTGTTGCTTTATTCCATTTAGGGAACTCATCGGCAGCGTTAGATGGATAACCTGCGTTAATAAGGCTTAGTAAGGTTGATTTATCAAGGGCATTGATGCCAACGTTGTAAGCAAAGCTAATAAGCGCAGCTTCTTGATTCTCATTAAGAGGTAGTCGGACAAGTTTCTTAATCTTTTCGGCTATCCTATGAACATCTTTCTTAAGACGTTCCTCTGCTTCCCACTTAGTTATCTTATCACCAAGCTTCACACCCTCAGTTGTCCCGTAACCAATAGTAGGTTTACCCGCAGGACATAAGTAAGCCTTCGACCGAAAGCCTTCATACTTCATAATTAATTCAATGGCTTTCTCATACATCTTATCCACCATCAGTTGTTGGTTTACTTTCTGCAAACTTCTGTACCGTTTTAGGGATGAAAGCTGCTGCCAGGAATGCTTCAACAAAAGTAGTTGCAAGTTGTTTATCAAACCAGACTCCAATCAAAGCTATAATTACTGCTGCGCCAAGAGCTATTAAGCTCATCAACCGCATAGAACTTTTATTACCATTATCTTCTTCAAGAAAGTTACTCATTTTCTTCTCCACCGCTTTCGCGAATATCTTTTTAATTAACGGTTCGATAAACATATTCTTCCACCATCTTCCACTGCTTTTCCGTCAAAGTTCTTATACCAATAGCATAGCTTGCCCAAAGTGCCATCTTCTCACAGTCAATAGCTTCTTTCCGCTTCCCACCAATTAGTTTAAAAGCTCCTTGAACCGTATGTCCTGCAAAGTTCTCCCGACAACTGAGTATCTGTTCCTCATAGTTTCCATAACTTGTCTCACAATGATAGTGTCTATCGCGGTTTCCCTTGAGGTTGAACCGTCGTAAAACTTCTTTATGTGCCTTATACGCTCCAACAGGGTAAACCGTTACCCCCATTGTCTGCGCAATACTTCTTCTTTCTTGACTAAAGCTGTTAATATCGAAAGTAGCTGGTTCATTATATATCTCCAAACTACTATATTTCATATCAGCTACACCTTTAAGCGCGAAAACGAGGTTGTTCCGATACTTTCTTCCCATTTCCGTGACGAATCGATAAACTAGTTCACTTGTACCACCGTCCGCAGAATCCATTCCAGCAGCTTCAATCTGCAAATATTTCTTAGTAACATCTACAGCATGTGGGAATTTGTGGACAAGTAGTTCCTCAAGTTTGCCCCAAACAGGGTCATCATAGTCTAAAACATCTCCGAATATCTCTTCCCATAAGACAAGGTAGCTGTTTCCATTTCTACCCCAAGCCCTAATAGCTATTGCGAAGCGGTTATGCTGAACATCTATTCCCGCAGTTAGAACAAGTCCCTCGAAAGGAACAATCCCCTCTGGATAACTTAACCTTTGCTTCTTGAGGTCTTCAACCGAAATGTTTGTATTCTTCGGAGCATAAGCCTCTCCATCACTATTGTTCGTGAAGGACTTCATTAAACCTTCTTTTCCATGAACATAGTCCTTCTCAGCCCGTAACTTCTGCTTCGCCAGATTAACTAAAGAACTTGCCTCGAAGGAGCTTAGAAGTTCCTTAAAAGCGAATCCATATACATCGGTAACTTCTGGCTTACTTGGTTTCCATCCATAACTACTTTCACCAACAGCTTCAAGCTCTGGTATCCAGTTTGTTTCAATAGCCTTTGCAACGTTAATCTTTTTCTGAGCATCAGTCCAACTTGCATAACAATGGGGACATTCATAATAAGCCGTTTCAGGGTCATAAGCTCCATATATCTCATCAATCTTTCTGTCATTAAAGACTTGGTACTTTAAGTTATCGAAACTGAGCGCATGATGTTGTCCGCATTCATGGCAGGGGACTTGATAAGACATCTGATAACTTCTTTCATACGCCTTATCTACCTGACTAAAATCCTTATCAGTCGGAGTACCTGCATAGATAAGCTTGCTATCATGGAATGTCTTCATCCGTTGCTTAAGAATCTCCATACCATCTCCTTGGTTATTAACATCTTCCTTGACACCGTCAGGTTCTTCAACCAAGATTATCGGAACAACAGAACTCTTTCCATCATCTGCTGCGCCAGCATTAGCTAATATCATAAACCCACCTGGGTAGGGAATATGTTTATGACTGACTTTAGTCAAGTTGCCAATCTTTTTCTTTAACGTATCTGTATTAGATATTAATGGAACTATCTTCTCCTTGTAGAACTTCTGTGCAGAAGCCGCACGAGGGAAGGCTATCATAATGTTTCGAGGGTCTAGGTCTATTGTTCTTCCTATGTAGTTAAGGGTTGTCTGACTCCAGCCGATTTGGGCACTTTTCTTCCCTACAATAACTCTTATATCCGCATCATCAAAACATTTCATTACAAATATCATCCAAGGTGTTTCCATACAATCTATTCGCCCTGGTCTACTAGACATCTCGCTAGTTAGTGTGACATTACTCTCCGCCCAATCTTTTGTAGACAGACGAGACGGAGGAGCAAATATTTGCAATAAGCTGCCCAGAAATTTCTTTTCTGAAAAGGTTGTATCAATAACATACTCAAACATATTATTCCCTCTTTTCCCACTTCCCGAAGTTACTCAACCCACCTTCTTCCAAATTATCTGGCTCTTCCAACTCAATCTCAAGTTCCTTATTAATCTGTGCATCTACGAAAGCTGCTCCTTCTTCACCAGCCAATGCAACCATCTTTTGCCCTAACTCATTCCAACTAGCTAACATCTTATCAATTGCCTTCTGAGTTTCTGGATACTCCCTAGTTACATTAACGAGTCCAGAATTAATAGTATGGAATACTGCCTCAAAATTATCTTTAAGCGTGTGGACTTCAACAAGACTCTCCTTTTTCTCCTTAACCTCCAGCCATTGCAGAACTTCTTTAGCCTTCCCATTCCGAATATCTTGTTCCAGCTTAGCTTCTCCCATAGTAGTACGTCTAGCATTAACCTTTCCCTTGAGATACTCTAGGTGATGTTTGATGCACTCGAAGTAAGAAGCTTCTGGACTAGGAGGCAATCTCCCATCTTGTCGCATCTGGTAGATGTTCTCTGGATAGCATCCAAGCATCGCCGACAAGATTGCTGGGCTAACCTTATTACTTAGGAAAACATCATGTGGATTGTTTCCATTCGCCATTATCAAATTTCTCCAAATTTTATCTATTTTTAACAAATTTTAACCAAATTAGAGCTTTTTTTAATTAATTTTTGCAAAATTGTCCGAAAGGTTGTTATGGACTT